ATAGGTACCGTTGGTATAACCTGAGCCTGCTGTTGTAATGCTTACGGTTGATACCGAACCTAGAATATAAACTGGTATGGGGCCAGTTCCAATAGCTTGGTTATTGTTAATAGTCCACTGTTGAACGCTATTACTAAATCCAGATATAACCCAAGTTTGTCCGTTCTGAGAATTGGTAATTACCCCACGACTGATCCCAGGCGCATTCAAAAATGCTCCGTTATAGCCACCAACTTTTCTTGGTTTGCCATACTGAAATCTTACCCATTCACCATCTACGTATGATGAAGAGGCAAATTGGGTACCGTCCCTTTGTATCCCTGGCCCTACTTGTAGAACGGCAACTTTTTTAGATCCCATTAAAACGTCCCGCTTTGAATACCTACTGTTAACAATAAACCGGCTGAACTAATTGATCCAACCGAAGTACCTGAGATAGAAATATTAAGATTTCCAGAACCAGTAGAGTAATAACCTGTTGTAGCGTCAGCAAATGTCAAAGTAGGTGCGCCCGCCGATCCATTTGATAATTGCAATGAAGTAATGCCAGCTACTGCGGCTGAGTTTGCGTTATATAAATCTGTACCATCACTAATGACAATTAGCGTTTGATTGCTAGGAATAGTAACAGTTGTGCCTAAAGCTGCTGATCCAGCCGTATTGGAAACACCAAAGGTTAATGTATAACTGCCTGAAGTTAAATTTCTTAAAGAATAAATCTGAACTGTTTGCGGCAATAAAACTAGTAAGTTTGCCGACAAAGTGCCGGTAAACTCTTGAATCACGCTTTTCGCAAATGCCGCAGACATCTGGTATGGAGAAGTAAGCGACGTTACTGGAATGATTAATTGAGTGTAGTTAAACACATTGGTTTGAGCCAATGCATAGGTATACCAATACGTTCCATCAGTAGTGAATATGCTTGAGTTAGCAATCTGAATCTGTACTGTAGAAGAACCGCCTGGGCTGCCACCACCAGGGTTAGACGGGTCAATTAAATTACTATAGCCACTACCAACAGCAGTTACCGTCAAAATACCTGTGCCATTATTCTTAATCGCAACAAACCAACCTGCGCCCACAATATTGGGGTCAGGAAGTGTTACCGTACCTACACCGCCATACCATGAGAATAGATTGGCTCTATCGGAATTTAATAAAGTATATGCACCAGCTATGTTGCGAACTGGAGTATTTTCATTGAGAGTGTTGTTGACTGCTTTTAAACCATTACCAGCTAAAGTCCCCGCCGTAGCAGAAGAAGTACCAATGCCCATAGCCACACTTGACCATGTTCCATTGATCGTACTGTTATTCGTTAAGTATATGTAATAGGTATTGGAATTGGATCCCGAGGACGATATCGGTATATTGACAATTACCGTACCTGAGTTGTCCGTTACATTGAATGCATACTGACCGCTATTGCCTATGTTACGAACAATGATTGCTTGTCCTACCGATACCTGAGTTGCAGGTGGCATTAATAGATTTAAGCCTGACGCAGTAGCAGTTACCTCTACAATGTTTGCAGCAACATTGCTTGATGTTGTGCCATTGATAGGCCAATTTAGTGTCGTGCTAGTACTAATAGTCAGACTTTGATACGCGACCTGCGACGGACTAATTGTCTGACCTGTGTATGGATTTGTGTATGTAGTCATATTGATTATCCGTTATCCGCAACAACAGCCTGACGATCAGGAATTCTGGAAATATCTTCGTCTTTTAGTGACTTGATAGCTTCTGAATATTTCTGCTGAAAAATTTGTCGTTGGTCATCTTTAAGAAATGGCATAGCTTGTAGTAACGTACCGTACAACATTGCTGTAGGTGCATTTTGTGTCAGCCAATTTGTTTGATTGCTTGAGCTTAAAGGCTGAATACGCTCATAGTAAAGCACCTCAAATGGGTAGGCCTGATCAGGTGTTGGCGACAAATACCACCAATCCCAACTAGTATCCGAATAATACAAAGGAGGGCCAGTAACTGTATTATTCTGAGAATAGTTAATCAAATACTCATACTTACGCAGTAAAACAGGGTTTTTGTTGCCGCTAGAATCTGTGTAATTTATAGATACTGTTTTGCGCCAACGAGCGGGTTTAGCCAAATTTGGATTGCCAGCACTCATGGTGGACTCCGCAATTTGCAATTGTCCCAAGGTTTTGATCTCTTGAGCAATCTCAAATTCAGCTAAAGTGATAAACGTAGGAATGGCATTGATCGTCGCCTGGTCAGACCTTTCTAGGTACTGAAGGACGTAATAGGTCAGACTGTCATAAGTCATTACCCACGATGGTATGTTTGTAGCCATTTTTTCCCCGTTATTTCCTCTATTTTCCCATCAGGTTGACAATCTTACAAGGTCACTTCAATTTGATAAATAAAGAAATCGCTCGTCTTTTCGACGGTTTTCCAAGCCTTTTAGGACTTTACCACCAGCTTTGCAATACTTTAAAAACTCATCTGCTGCACCAGCGTAATCACCGCGATTATGCTTTTGTCTGAGTGTACTACGCTGTAATGTGCCAAGCCCGACGTTAAAACTGAAGCTGACAAGAGCGTCCATCCAGCTTTGGCGACTGCCAGCAGCAGGACAATAGGCCAAAACACCGCGGGTAAACCTCTCAAGGTCTTTTGCAAGAATTGCATCTACTTCTTCCATTGTAAACAGGCGGTTATCTTCCGGCCTAATCGGGTATTTAATCCGGTCTTCCATAGGAAGTTTTGCTTGCTCCGGATAAAGTACATGCCCCACGCCGATTGTGTGCAGGGCAGCGGGGCAGCGGTAAGGTTTATTCCTTACCCCCTCGTGGTGCTTAATTAAGTCAAGTGCTTTTTTGCTAATCATTTTTTAAATTCACGACTGCCAAAATAAAACGCAATAATTGAGGCAAACAGTGCTTGAGTTTCGTTATCCCAAAGTTGGTCAGCCAACACATTAAACTCAATCCCACTAGTTACACCTTTGTAGGCTAAAACCGCATCTATAGCCACTAGCAGAAAGAAAAACCCATAAGTAATTACAGGGCGCACACTAGCGCGCAAGTCTTTCATCCAAGTAGATGTGCCTTCAGATAGCGCCGTATCATGGGCGTATATAGCATTCATCTCCGCTTTTTGTGCGTCGATTAACGAGACTTTCTCCGCAGATTGTGTCTGGGTCTTAATCTCGTCTAGCTTAACTTCTTCAATATGCTGCTGCGCTGCGTATCCAGCGGCTGCCAGCTGCACCTCACGGCTTATCTGCATTTGAGCCAATTCAAGCTCATGCTTCTTGTCTGACTTGTCTTGAAAGAAATCTAAAATTTTGGGCAAGCCGCCCATCAAAAACGATAAAAATGTCGATATTAGTGTAAGCATTATTCCCCCTGCATTTCCAATAAAATTTTAAGCCGTAACTCACGCATTTTCTTTACTTCCTGCATAGCTGCGGCTGTTGCGTTGTTCATATCCATATACATAATCCCCATCACAGGGAGTGCAATCACTAGCACAAAACACAAAGCGATGACGGCGATGAGTAGAGACCACGGTACGTCACGCTCGTTCTTATCATTATCATCAGCCATAGGAACCATAATGTTATAAACACCACCGCTACGATTGTTGCTAACTGCTCCTTTATCTTTCTTTTTATACTTTCCCGTCGCCATTTAGCCACCTGCTGTTTGCGTAATTCTTGACGTTGTATTTCTGCTCGTTCCGTTTTTACTCTTTCTCGCATGGCCTCAAACTCTGACCAGATAGCACCCAACTGTGGCGGCGCTTGGTATACCATCATTTCTCTTAGCTCCGTCTCGAGCCGATTCATTTCCTTCTGCGCCATGATTCGATTAAATGCTTCCTGATTTACAGAAAGCTCAGGGTCACGGACTTTCTTAGCTTTTAACTCTTCCTCGTGAACATGTTTTTCAAGAGCCTCATGCGATTTGAAAAAACTACCGAGATGCGAACTAATGTCGGCGACAACATCTTTGGCTTGACCGTAAGCATCCACCAACTCCATACCTTGTGATTTGTACTCTTGATAAAGCTCACAACCTTTTCGTATAGCGGCAGCAGCAGTTTTTGCAGCGGCAAGAATAGTGATAGGATCCACTTCACTTGTCGGCCTTGTTATCAAGCTTATCGAATATTTGCTTTAACATAGACTTTACATCATCTATATCACGACGATAATCATCTTTTTGGACATACGTTACTGGCAAGTTAGAAATTTTCTCCTCTAACTTGTTTACTGATAGGGTAAGATTATTTAAAATCCAGCCCCCAAATGCGCCACATATCCCAATCAGGATATTTATTAGTAACTGATTGTCCATTTTAAAACTCCATCTTTTTAGATGGACTCCTTGTAAGTATTAAGCTTGTTCGTCAGTAACTATGTCTGATTGAGGCTGCTCTGGTAATTGTCCTTGAGCTTGATCACTAATTTTGCTAATTAAATCGGCAACTTGGACAAATGGTTTGTCACCCAAAATACCCAAAATGCGATTAACTTCATCCAAAGTAAAGCTTAGTTTAATTTCAGTATTACCCATTTTTTCCTCCAAAATATTTATGTAGATTCTATCCATCTTGTTTGGTCTTGATTCCATGACCATTCACCCTCTGGTTTTGGATCACGAATTATCCAACCTGGTGGAAACCACCACACTACCTCTTTACCTTCTTGGCATTCAGGAACATCATGCACTTCGATCCAACCTTCGGTTCCATCAGTTTCAGGTTTGGGTATTGATCCATTTTTAGAATAAAGCATTAGTCACCTATTGAACTGGGAATGGCGCAGATGGAAGCGTTATCGTTCTTGCATAACCTTTAGTAATCCTTATTTCTTCAAGATAACCATTTAATGCGTTAGCGCCTGATCTATCGGCACCTACATACATAGTATTGTTTTGATTAAAATTATCCGTCACAGCACCGGGACTTGTAGCCTCAACTGATGCGTTTAAATATAATTTTAAATTGCCTATCCCGCTTCCAGATCTTACAACAGCAAAATAATACCAAGTACCAGAAGATAACGTAGTTGTACCTGGAAGACTTGTTGCTGAATAGCTAAATTGAAGTTTATTGCCAGAAGTAACATTGACTGACCATCCTGTTGGTGTCGTAGCACCTTTACTTAAAATACCGTAAGCAACGCTAGCGGTAGATAAATAAAACCACCCATCAATAGTAAAATCGCCCGTTCCTAATTGAAGATTAACAGTATCGTTAGCAGTAAGCTGACTTCCGGCTACGGGAAGCCCAATTGATGTAGGCCCAAATTTGGCTTGTGTAGTGCTTACTTGTGAACTTCCAACAGTTACTAAATCATTTTTTGCAGCAGCATCATAAATTCCTGCGTTGGTAAAGTTAAACAAGAATTGTGTTTGCGTGCCTGTTGGGGGATTTTGCCCGCCAGTTGTAAGCCCTAAAGGAGCTGTAGGGGGCGTAAAGTTTGACGTATAAACAGCCGTACCGTTAACAAGCCTAGCACTAGAAAAATAAGCGTTTACACCATTAGCAGAAGGGCCACCGCCTATGCTTGATACTTGTGAATCAATCGTTGTAGCGTATGTTCTAATGCCGATATTTGTACCATTTAAATACAGTTTTAATTGATTAGTCCCTAGCCCTTCTCTGACTAACGCTATATGGTTCCACGCACCTACCGTGGCATTTGCGGAACCTGTAAGAAGATTTGAACCTTGTTGCGCAACATTAATAGCAGTTCCAGTAGT